TTCCCTATGCCCAGATAAAGTACCGTGGTCAGTGATGGCAATTGCTGGCATCCCTAACTCAACTGCACGGTCAACGTATTCTTCTGGAGTAGCAATCCCGTCAAATAACGAGTAGTGAGTATGTACGTGTAAGCCTACGTAAGACATCTATTACCAGTCGATGTTTGTGCTGGTAACAGAAGGTGAATCAAATCCAAAGAAGAATGCTTCTTGCTCTGGATATGGAACCTCACGGACAACCTTTTCTAGGTTGAAGAATTCAAAACCAGTCCATGCAAATGGTTCTGCATCTGGCTTTGATGGTAGAAGTGTGTAATTGGTTTCAGTTCCCTGACCATTACGCTTTAACTTCCACTCAAGATTTGAAATGCTTCCTGTGTCAAGAGCATATTCACGAATGTTATTAAATGCTGATTGCTTTGATATGCCCTGAGACCATACAGCAATGTATGGATCTTCTGTGCCATCATTAATCAACACGTTGCAGTAAAAGCGAAGACGTGCACGCCATCCTGACTTTGGTTCCTTCTTTGCCATTTCGCAACCGAAGCAACGACCCTCTGAATCCATTGTGCAAGCAGCCTTGCGCTTGTAGTCCTTCGGGTTTGTATGCTCTGCAACAACAACAGAAAGACCACGGTCTTCTGAAAAGTTTGCTGAGTCTTGGTCTAGTTCTTCTACAAATCTAATCTTTGCAGATTGTGCATCCGCTAGTTTAACCCAGCGAACTTTCTGTCCTGTTCCTTCATATTTTGGTTTTTCGAGCAGGGCGTTGATATCTTTTAATCCCTTAATTACGCTCATAGTGTTCTCCTTTGTGTTGTGTATATTAGTTTAGCATAGCCATGATAGATTTGTCAAACTGGAAGTCTAACTTCTTTATTTCCTCGTCTGTCATGTCGCCTATATCTTTATATTCTTTATCTAATTTAATAACAGAAACACGAGAACCAAGTTTTTCAAGTATCTTGCTTTTCATGTTTCCTCCTGCCTCATCGTTATCTGCAATAACAATAATGTTATTGAAATACTTTTGAAGCAATTCTATTTGTATGTTGGAGACATTTGCTCCAAGTGTTGCTACTGCTGGAAACCCTATCTGATCAAGTCTAATGGCATCAAACGATGACTCTACCACGTATACACGATCTGCAGTCTTTACTCTGTTAAGGTTAAACAGCGTTTTTGACTTAGGGAGCCCAGGTGTATTTTTAAATTCTTTACCCTCAATAGATCTTCCAACAAATCCAACTGGTATTCCATCTGGACTATGAACTGGAACAGTAACCATGTCTTGTTTTTCTGAGTAACCTAATGAAAACTTTGCCCATGAAGTAGTTTCAAGTTTTCTATATTTAAAATAATCTTTTGCTCTGTCAGACATTAGTAAATTATTGTAAAGTCTTTTAAGAATTAATTCATCAAATGGTACGAAGTCTGGCTTTTTATATAACTGCTTATTTACTTCTTGCTCTAAGTTTCCTTCTTGCTCTTTGTTTTTAATAAACCGAATAGACTCAAAGTAAGTTCTTCCAGAAACATGCATAACTAATTCTACTAAATCTGCAACCTTTTGACATGAGAAACAAAAAAATGTTCCATTGCTCTTGTCTACTTCTCCTGCTGGAGTTCTGTTATTTGCATGAAATGGACAGAAAATAATATAATCAGAATCTACTTCTGATTCAACGTCTAGACCTGCTCCTGTGATAACTCTTTGGATTTGGTCTTTGGTATAACTATTGCCTTGTTTACGTCTATTCCTGCTATCCATTCGCTTTTCCTTTTCCCTGCGTATACTCCGTGTATTGATAATTCAAAGTTAAAACATTTTTTATTCTCAATGTAGTCTATCGTAAAAACTGGCTCAATGTCAAATCTAGGCACATAGCCACATAGTCGCATCTCCGATACGACAAGTCTAATGTACTCCCCTTTAAGCCTACCAATAGCAGAGTCATCGTGGATTACCCCATCCAGACTAAACTTTTTAATTGGCTTGTGATGATAATTTGCCATACATTAATTATACCCATATGTTTACTTATCCTCAAAGTCTTTGTATCTATAGTATCCCTTGTCAAAATCGCACTGGACAAGGAAGTCTCCCATATAGCCATTACGGTTTTTACGGAAAGCACACTCAATGATATCACTATTCGTTGCTCGGCCAAGCGCTAAAACCCAGTCAGCATCATAGGCAATCTGTCTTGACCATGCAGTTTGTCCAAGAGTTGGCACACTAGATAGATCGTTTACGTCATCTGGAGTTGCAGATGAGATAGCAATGATTGGAACCTCTTCACCAATGGCCATTAGTTTAAGTTCTCTTGAAAGGTTCTTCATTCGTACCGTTTCATTATCTGCCTTTTGATTTGGGCTCATCAACTGTAAGTAGTCAACAATTACAAAGTCTGGCTTGTACTGGTCAATTTTTCCACGTAGAACTGAAGGAGTAATTTCTCCACCCTGATCATTTGAAATAATGTGAAACTCTGGCTTACCAGCAAGATTCTTTGCATGCCAAGACTTTAGCATATCCATTTCAATCTCACCATTAGAAATTTTTCTATGAGACCAAAGTCCCTCACCCATAATTGTAAATACACGATTACGAACTTCTGTCTCAGACATTTCTAAAGAAATGATCATTGGAGACTTTCCTTGTTTCCATGCTTGCACTGCAAAATAAAGAGCAAGCCATGATTTACCAATTCCTGGATATGCTAAGAACACGCCAAGTTGTCCTGGCATAATTCCAGCAGGAAGATAATTATCAAATCCTGGAAGCCCAGTCTTAATACCAGATATACCAAGAGCCTTTTGCTCTTTAACGTTTTCAAAATACGCAATAGCAGACTCTAGATCTGTAACATCAATGTCACGTATTGCAGAAGTATTTTTCTTTAACTCTGAGGTTTTTGTAATTAGGTTATCTAAAGCCTCATTACCATTTCCAGACTGCACATCTGATGCAGCAGTTCTAATTATATCTTTTAGGCTGTCATTTAGGTATTCAGTTTGAAGTTCTTCTAGATGATGCTTTGTTGCTCCAATACCCTGAATTGGCTGGAAGTCTCTAAATTTGTCTACTACAAGATCTAGGGGAGGAGCAGAACTGTTGTGCTCAAAGTAGTTACGAATAAATGTCCAAATATCGTTGTGTGTTCTAAGAAGGTTGTCTACATTTGCTTGAAGAAGAACATGGATCTGTTTGTCAGTTAGTACGGCTGTAATTAATTTTGCTTCTGTATTATTCACTTAGCCACTCCTTAGCCATTCGTCTACGCTCTATTCTTTCTTTGTCATCTTTTTGTCTATCTAGTCTTGCTTGAAATATTTTTTCTGCATTGTACGCAAAGTAGTTCCAAGAAGGAGACTGAGAAACAGTAAAGTAATACTCAAGTAAATCATAACATACTCCAATACCATATGACTCTATGAGGGCATCTGATGCCCACTGCTCTACGTTTAGGTTAAGTGATGGCTTTTGCTCATACCGTGTAGTATGAAACTTGCTGTAGCGTGATAGCAAAGCCATTCGGTCTTTGCGTTCGGCCATTACTCGTTAATTTCAGACTTTGCTTCGTTAATCTTTTCAGTTAACTTATCTTCTACAAACTTATACACACGCTCAAATGCTTCGTTTGTATTCTCGCCATCTCGCTTATTATCAATGATGCCAAGATCAAGTCTAAGTGACTGAAAATTGCCAAGGTTTAATGTGTACCCAAGTGTTACTGATACTTTTGTTGGTTCATTTGTTACTACGTAATTGCTGTCTGACATTTTGTTTACCCCTCCCAAGGGATTAGTTAATAGATTCACTCCAGATAGGAATAAACCTACCATCTTCTGTTCTCGTATATGTAAGTATACCATCCCCCATTCGACGTGTCAACTCTTGTCTATTAGGTGTAATATCATTTGTAATTAAATTATCTTTTCTTGGTCTACCAATATGCATACTAGCAAGGATATCACGAATCTCTTTTACTTGCGACTCAGAGTAATATGATCTTACCTGAAACCCTCTTGCTCCACCTTTTTGAGATCCCGTTGGAAAAGGAATGACTCCTCGTTTCATTAATGATGGCATATATTTTTTATGTCTATTGACAAGTTCTGCAGTCTGCCCAACTGTATATGCCCTTTCTCTTTTACTTTTAAAATCATTAATTAAACAACTTTCAATCTGATCTTTTGTAATATTATAAACAGACATTATTCCATTTGACTTATTGTAGTGATGAATTCTAACTAGTTCACCATTTAAGAACCATACCTTTTTGTTGCCTGTAATTACAGGTGCGACATTGTATGCTTCGCTCTCAAGATTTCCTTTTGTAGTAGCCACTTGCCCTCCTGAGACTGCTCTGGTGGATTAAACATTTTTCTAAAACCACACATAATACAATAAATTTCTAAAAAACTAGCCGAACTATATTGTCGATCAACAAACATCCGTCCTCTGCATCTGCTGCACTCTAGCATTAATTTGGCAATCCGATAGCAATAAGATTTACGCCAAGCGTTACATTTCCTCCAGTTTTAAACTTAACTATGCCATCTACTCTAGAGGCAGTTATAGTTTTTAGAACTACTGAGATGTCTGATCCTGCTGCAGTTGCCCCTAGGTTAATCGGTGTTGCAGTTACGATAGGTGCAAATTTAAAACCACTGTATGTAAGAGAAAATGGTAACTCTCCTCCTGCACTTACAGGGCTGTTGTTTGCTACTTCTGCATACCCTCCGACCATACGCATTTCTGATGCGCCCATGTCCTTTTTTCCAAAACTAATTGTATCTACTGTAACATATTTATTTGATGCAGAAGACATGCTTGTAGTCAAAGAGTTTACCGCATCAGCAATCTGATACAGGTAACTTACGTCAATTGGTTGGCCTCTATTAGGCAGTGGAATGTTTGGCATGGTTATTCTATTATACCATTAAACTGCCTGTGGGCCAAGCGTATATGCTTTCAAATAAGAAATACTTCTGTCTATTTTTAGACCTTTAAGAAAAACCTCAACAGTTACGAAGGTTGGTGGAAGTGTTGTTTCCTCATTATTAATAAAATAAGTACTTGGCTTAATCAAAGAAATTGATGTTCCTTGTACTCTTTGTTTGTATGCCCAGTCTCCAGAATCACCCCTGTCCCATTTAACCCATATGTCGTATTCTGATTCTGTTCCAAGACTATAGGTAATTCCATTAACAACCTTATTAATTTTAACTGGTTCCCAAGTTACGGAAGCAACGCCACTAAGAATTGAAATACTTTTATTACCAGCAACATATGTATAATCGGTTGATAATGATATCTGAGAAGACCAGTGAGATGTTCTATTCTTATCTTCAGAAATTATTCTGTATCTAAAGTTGTATCCTTCGGTTGTTGGATTTATTGCTGGTAGATCTTCTTTTTTAATTCTTATAACTTTTATATCTTTATCTGCCATTACGACACATCCATTGCAAACCTAAACTCAATGTAGTTACTGGTATTACCACTTTTTACAATTGGTAGCCCTGCAAGATTTCTAATGACAGAGTATCCAGTTAAGCCATACAGAGCATTCTCTGATGTTGTATTTTCCAGCCTTAGTGCGTCTAGCGCAACATAGTAGTCATCATCAATAGCATTTGCTGAAGATGCTCCACTCTTAATTTCTGCATAAACTTTTACTGTGTCTACAGCCTTCCATGGAAATCCACTTGTAGTTTTTAACTCTTCAATTGTTTTATTTATTACAAAATATCTATTAGTATTAAAATTAGTTAAACTACCCACAGTACTGCTGTGATCTAGATTGATTTGCATTTTTGAGGTTTGTCCAGGAACAGTAGAAGATGAAAACTCAATAATAACCTTAACGTTCATGAAGTTTGGAACTGTTTGTACTGTTCCATCTTTTGAAACAATACTAAACGCAAACCTTAATTGATCATCTAAAGAGTTTTTAGAAAGGTCTGCAGATGTTGATGAAAGTTGTATAAAGTTTCCAGTTGCTGTCCAGGTGCTAGATCCACTCGAAATAACAGAAGAGTTTCCTCTTAGCAGAATCATATTATTTAAAAATCTAGATCTTTCATGTCTTAACTCTCTACCCTCATAGGTAAAAACTTGATTGTCTGCGTTAGTTTGAAATATATCTCTTGCTGTACCTGAGAAAGAGTCTCTGATTATATTTGGGAATGTTTCGCTATCAAGTCTTTCTGGTATGGCTACAACTGATGAAACTCCATTTATTTTCCAATTTTCATTAGTAGTAAATGCGTATAAGTTTTTGCTATCTGTTGATCCCGCTAAAGAGTTAGACTTTGCAGAAAAGATTCCAACTTCTGTAATTTCATATCTTTCTTCTGTTGGAAGTTCTCCAGTTAAAACAATTTTTGACACTCCGTCATCATCAATAAATCCACGAGATGAGATTGGAATTCTAAACATTTCAAAGTCTAAAGTCTTCTTGGCTGAGTAGTCTGGGATGGCTCCGCTTACATATGGCTCTAGTGGTTTTGCTCCGCAACCAACGGCAATGTATGAAGCATAGGCTGGGGCTTGGCCCAGCAGGTACTTGCCAATAATGTCTTTTCCTTTATTAGTAATCATCTTATTTCTCCTATGTTATATTGTATCACGTAGAATATCTCCAGAAACCATAATGCTAACTTCTACTTCTTCGTCATCTTGCATGTTTATAACCTCAATTATTAGATCTCCCGTGCTATTTTCAATATATACGTTTGACCCATTCATGCCATTACCAACATTTGGTATCTTATCTGAAAACTTTATAAGGAAGTTATCAAAATATGACTGAGCGGTACCATATAAAGATAGAAGATTCTGAGAGTTGTATCTCTGTGCAAGAGAGATCATGTTTTTAATTGGCTGGTAAATTAAATTTTCACCAAAGACTGTATCGTTTCTGGAAATGCTCAAGACCTCTTCGCCACCAATATCCTCAAAGACAAGGCGAGTCATCATGTATTGGCTTAGTTCTTCATCCTTTAAATCAATTCTATATTGTGGTGTTGAAGACTTTGCACTAGCGGTTGTAGTTGCCTGTGTGCCTGGTGTATTTGGCGTTGGGCTAGTCATTTGGAACCTCACTTAGGTACACCGTCATAGAAGGCCCCTGGTTGCTTCTAGAGTATTTTACATTATAGACCACATACTTCGTATCTGTGCTTGAGATAATGTCCATTCCAGATTCATCCTTATAATTAATATTTACTATATCTCCTAGTTGAATCATTGGGTTAGAGAAAATGTCAACACCAACAGACTTTGTTGGTTTCATTATTTTGTTTATGATCCACCCCATCATATTTTTAGCAGAATCTTGTGTTTGTACATATGGCAACTCCAATGAAAACTCCTTCTTGCCATAGGTTGATCTACTTAAGTTTATCTTATTATACTTTTCTAACTCTGTGTATGGAGAACTAACAAGATTATTATTTATAAACTTTGGATTTGAAAAACTTGATTTTTCTGTAAAGTAATCATCAACTGTCAACGAGTGTTGGGAGTCTTGTGTAAATGTTACTCCCTGAATTCTAAGATAGTTCCCAGTTGTTTCGTCAAGGCTTAATGCTGAATCTGTTGCATTAAAGATTAAGAATTCTGCGCCATATGGGTTTGCTTGAAATCCAGATATTGCATAGCCTTTAATTTTATTAAATGTTGGAGAGATTTTTGCATATAGTGCAGGGTATGCCTTATCATATTTAATATTAAAATATTCGCACTCTCTCATGATTGTTCCAAACTCATCAAAGTACATAGAGTATGAAGGTGGTTGGTTAGGACTTATGCCTGCTAGGTAGGTTGATTGCACTACTCCGCTCATAGCATACTTTCTAAAAGCCTCGTTTGCATTTATTTCTTGATTGTCAAATACTTGGTTAAAAGGAATATCAACTGCAAAGGTTGTGTTCTGGGAATAGTTGTCAGTAATAGCAAAGATATTTTCAAACATTAATTTGGATGATCCACGTGTAAATAAACACATGTTGTTGTAAATTGGCAGTGGGGCAGTATCTGTTACTGTTGCAACAATCTTATTATTAATGTATAGATAAAAGTTTCTAATTGATCCAACATCCATATACTCTACAGCAATATCATATACGGTTGGGTTTTCTTCCCCATTGACTCTATACTGACCTACAAGAGTTCCATCATCTACGATAACGCTACTTAGTCCTCCCCAAAGTTTTATAGGTACCGCCTTATCTGAGGCAGAGTCTTTTTGTATTTTATAAAAGAATAGGTTGTGAGTTTCAGATCCATCTGTGTATGTTGAGATGTTTGTATCTGTTAGTGCTGCAATTTCAAAGTAATAGCCAGCATTTGTTAATGGATTTACCATTACCCCAAGACCACCAGAGCCTCCACCAATGCTAATGTTTTGTGAAGGATCTGTTCCAGGTATAACATAATAGGTCATACTTCCTGAAGGGGTTTGTCCACGAACCTCGTTGTTTTCAATTTTTCCAATAATTCTAAGCCTTGTCCCAAAGTGTTTAAACTTATTGCTAAGTGGCTTGTATACATAACTAATATTCTCAATTGGTGTTTGTGTAGTTGTAAAGTTTGGGCCAGTCATAACAAGTGCTGAAGACTGTACTGAGCCAGAGGTTGTAGATATCTTCTTGGAATCGTCATACTCAGAAATATAAGAATTTGTTAAAAAGTTTCTTATAACCCCAGTTCTTGTCATTTGTTTTGCAAGTTCATTGTTAACGCCTGCTGCTTCGTTAACCGTAGTTTTTGTATTTTCATTATTAGAAAATAGGTATTCTGAGTACATGCTGCATCCACGAACATTATCATTGTTTGTCCAATAAGAATTTAAGCCAGCAGAGTGTGTGGTTACTGTTGTTCCAAACTGCGCTCTTCCGTGCTTTTTAACTTCTCCAGATTTTAGCCTGGTTACACCATTAACTATCTCGTAGTCTGGCTCAGAGTATATGCGTATTAGCCCAGTTGGATAAATCTTTCCATTAAATGGTAAAGCAGAAAAGTAGTTTTGATATTCTTCAACACTAGAGATCCAGACGTTTCCTATTTTTGAAACATTGAACTGTGCAGCATCATACTTAATAATTTCCCCATTAGCATAAAGGTATCCGTTATAACGAGTAAGCCAATAGGCATTCTCTCCAAGATCAATGATGTTATTGGTTAGAACATTATTAACAACTTTTGGAATAAGGTTTGATAGGTCTGAACTAAGTGGCATTGCAGAAAGCATATGCTTAGACATGTTGGCAACATTATCATTTACAGATTTTGTATTTTCTGTTCCAGTAACTTCCCAAAGTAGGTAAGGCTTGTATACCCAATTCTTATCTTGATCCAGCATTGTCGATTGCTTTATAGAGCCATAAGACCTTTGGATATATCTAGTAGTATAGTCAATCTTTCCATCATTATAAACGTTGTTGTCAACAGAAGA